GCCGCCTTCAGCACGATCGACCGGGCCGTGGCGCCAGACGTTGCCGGCGAAATCCAGCACCAGGCAGTCGTATTTTCCGTCGGCCTTGCGGGTGCCGCGGCCAATCATCTGGACGTAGAGGCCGGTCGACAATGTCGGTCGCAGCATGGCGATCAGATCGACCGCCGGCACGTTGAAGCCAGTCGTCAGTACGTTGACGTTAGTCAGTGCGCGGATTGTGCCGGAGTGGAAGCCGGCAATGATGCGATCGCGCTCGTCGGCCGGTGTCTTTGCCGTCACCGTCGCCGCGGCGATGCCGCGATCGCGCAGCGCCTCGCCGACGTGCTGGGCGTGACGAACGCCGCAGCAGAACAGCAGCCATCTGCGGCGATCCTGGCCGCGTTGAAGGATTTCTTGGACAGCGGCGTTGATGATAGCAGCATCGTCGGCGGCATCTTCCAGCGCACCGGCAACGAATTCACCGCCGCGTATCGCCACGCCGGAGATGTCGATATTGGCCGCGGTCGCTTTCGACGACAGCGACGCCAACCAGCCGTCGCGAATGCCCTCGGCGATGCCGTAGTTGAATACAATCTGATCGAAAATCTTGCCGTCGCCTTCGTCGAGTCTGCCGCTATCGAGCCGATACGGTGTCGCGGTGAAGCCGCATACCCGCATCGTTGGTTCAAGCTCACGCAGGCCATCAATCAGGCTGCGGTACATGCCGTCGCCTTCATGCGGCACCAGATGCGCCTCATCGACAATGACGAGGTCGCGGCGGCCGAGCCGCCGCGGTGAGCGCCAGACGCTCTGGATGTTGGCCAGCACGATCGGTGCCTGCCAGTCGCGCCGACGTAGCCCGGCTGAGTTGATGCCGCAGGAAAGGTTCGGCCACACGCGCAACAAATGCTCGAGGTTTTGCTTCAGCAGCTCGCGCACATGCACCAACACCAGGGCACGCAATGACGGGTAGTGCGCAGCAATGTCGGTGATGACTTTGGCAATCAGCACCGATTTGCCGGTCGCAGTAGCCATCGCCACGAGTGGATGGCCACCGCCGGCCGACCAATAATCATCCAACGCCTTGAGCGCGTCGGTCTGATACGGACGCAGCTCCATGATCAGGCCGCCGGCTGCTTCTTCCATGGAGCCGCGCCGGGACCGGCGGTCGTCGGCTTGGTTGCCGGCTTAGCTGTCGGCGTCGGCTTAGGCTGTGTCGTCGGTTTCGGCGACGGTGCTGACGATTCCGACTCAGCGTCTGATAGCGGACGCACACGCTTGATCTTGTTCTGGTCGTCGAATTGGCCGTACTTGTCGGACGCAATACCGATCCGCACCCGCGCTGGCTTGAACTTGAAGACTTCGGGATCAGTCACCTGTTGATTGATAGCGAGCGCAATACAGATGTCTTTCAGATTGCGACGCGCAATATCCTGCGTTGTCGGATTGCTGTGCTGGTAGCAGAGCTGTTGAAAGATTTGCCGACCCTCATAGTCGCCGTCACTGATTTTCCAGATCAGCGTCAGCATATGACCGTCGCGGGATTTCGGTTGGCTGATTACAGCGTCGATAATCTCTGCGGTGTAGTCGCCGGCAGGAACCACCTGGAAACGCGAACCACCTTCTTGCTGTTCCGGGTCGAAATAAAACTCATCACTCATAGATCACTCCTATTTGGTTGTTGATCGCACTTTGTTTCCCGGTGCGACCCTCGGGAACAACGGCGCCAGCGACACGCCGACGTCGAAATCTTTGGGGCAGAGGATTTTTGGCGGCAGCTCGAAGCGGCTCTTGGCGACGAATGCCGGCCGCCCCTCGAAGTGCAGCCAGCGTGCCGAACCGCCGTCGGCGCGATTGCGCTTTTTGCTAAAGCCGGCGTCTTCGCTGATCACCGCCACGTCGACGGCAAGGAAGGCGATGGCGTCCATTTCGTCTTGGACGAGGCCGCGCGCACGTCGGTGCAGGCGCAGCTGGTAACTCGTATATGACGACGCCCGCGGATCATTGATCGTCTCGACAGCACTATGTGCCAACAACACCACGGTCAGGCCGCGGTCACGACGCAGCCAATCCAGTGCGGCGAGAAAATCGCGCCACCAACGATCGGCGATGACATAGCCCTTGCCGTAGCCTGGCGCCTCGATTGACGGCCAATTATTGGTTGCACAAACGTCCGCCCATATCAGTCCCTCGAGCTTGTCGAGGCTATCGAGCACCACGGTTTTGAATTCGTGCGTTTCATTGCCAAGCACCGCGAGCGCGTCGCGCACCTCGGCGTAGGTCGACAACAGGCCGAACGTCGAAAGTTTCAAACCAGCCGGCGTGCCATCTTCCGTCTGCAAAAAGACGGCGTGTGGAAATTTTGCCGCCAGTGTCGTTTTGCCAACACCCTCCTGGCCGTGAACCAGCACGCGCGGCGGCAGCGTCGCGGTGGCTTCATGAATGTTGGCGAGCGAGATCACGGCTGCACCTCCATTTTGGTGGCGGCCTTTGGATTAAGCAGTGCACCAATCGCTTCGCGCTCGGTGGGGAAACAGCCGATTGATTGCGTCTCACGCGTGAAGACTTCAACGCCCTGCCGGCCGCGGCTAAGCAAGAAACCAAGGCATCGGCCCTCGTGTATTACTGAAGTCAGCGGCATGGCGGGTGTGGTCGTCATGATGCCGCCTCACTTGCCTCCCGCAGAATTTGACTGCGCAGCTCGAGCCGCTTGGATGCGGCGCCACGCGAGTGCGGGATGTGCCACTGGCGGGCACAGTCAGGGCCAATGCCGAGCAGCTTGGAGACCTCGTCGCGCAATGGCCGACTGCAGATGGCGCAGCCGCGTGCGCCGTCGAGCAGGGCATAGAAGCGATCGCGGTCAGGCGGGGTGATGCTGCTGGTTTCGTCTTCGGTCAGCGCACGAAGCGTTGCCGCGGCCCGATCGGCAATAGCCTGAACATCTTCGCTGGTGCCACGGAGCAAAACGGCGTTGGTTTGCATTTCGGTCCAAACGCCGTCGATTTTGCCGGGGTAAACGCGCAGCCGATCATCGGTATGGGCGGCAACAATAAGATTGGTGTGCGAATTACAAACGGGGTCGAGCGGCGGCGCATCATTGGTTTTAACCCAATGCTCGATGATCTTGATCTGACCACCGCCGATCAAACTGAAGCGCCAGGCGCGTCGACACGGTGCGGGGGGATTAATTAGCGCGCTTTGCGCCACGTTGCCAGGATGCGCGTCGCCGGGAATGCTCCAGTCAATAATCGAAATCCATTTCGGCCGCGTATCGATCCACGACACAGTGAAACCAGTGTCACGCCATTCGCGTTCTTGCCGCACCATCCAATCACGGTGATAGGGTTCGAAATCGAAGTCGTCCGTAATAGCGTCGTGAAGGTTCATGATTGCTCCCCAAAATTTATGGATTGACGCGCGAGAAGAACGCCTCGAGATGCGCGTGGCCGGTGATGGTGGGTGTGGTTGTCATTTCGCCCTCCCGGCCATTTTTCTATGGGCGCTACACAGCCCATTGCGATGTAGGGCAAGCCAAGGTTCGGGGTCTTGTTGAACGTGACCAAGCGGGACCGGGCAGGGTTTCCCTGCTTTTGTCGTCGCGCCGCAAAGCGGCGTGCCGTCAGTGAAAATCCACTCGCGATATTGCTCTAGCGTCAGACCGAAGTGATCTGCCGCGAATAAGTCGGGGTCGGCGTCAAATGCGGCGGCCTCTTCGTCGTCCCATAAGCAGATCCCTATAGTGCCCCCCGGAACGCAAAGGCCGGCGGTGTTTTCGTCCCGCCATGACGGATTGTTTAGCGGCTTGGCGTTGAACCGTTCTTCCGCGCTCGGAAATTGGATGACGTTACTCATGGTCTGTTCCCTTCTTCTGTTCCGCGATTGATCGGTTGACGATCTCCTCGGCTTTCGCGATCAATTGCTCGATTTGCCTGTTGCTTTCCGCGATCAATCTATCGAGACGTTCCTCAGCGGTTTCCTGCCCGTTCATAGCTTCCCTCCAAAAAATTGGCCGACCGGCATTCACGCCGATCGGCCGCGCTATCATTCGTTCAGTTCGGCTAGTGTCAGCCCACCGAGATGTATTTGCTCTGGCCTCACACACTTGCCGGAGCCGAGGCCGCGGATTTTATAGTGCGGTAGGTCAATCCAGCCGCAGTGACATCGCTCGAATTTGCGATAGTCGATCGGCAGCAATCCGTTCCAGCAGCGGAAGCCGTTAAGGCCGTGGCTCATGCCGACACAGTGCTGAACGTGGTTGTGCCAGATGAACTTGCCTTCCGGCACCTTACGCGGAAGGCCCCCGTTACTAAGGCCACGGGGTGCATAAAAGTTTCGGTCGCGCTTGACGCTGCGCGTTGACTTTCGGGGAAACGAACTTATAGACATGGGGCATTCCGCCTTTCTTTGGGATCGAGCCTTCCGGGACCTGCCACCACCACGTGACTGTGGTCCCGGGGCTCGAAGGTTCGCCGCCCTTAAGGTTGACCGCTCCGGACACGGGACGACGCGCGCCGGACGAATTGTCTAAATTTCTCCTGTGGCCGATGGCTCTGCGATGTCGCCCAAGGCGCGGCGAATGCGCGATCGCGAACTGACCCAAATGCGACCAACTTTGCGCGCCGGGATCAGCTGATTTTCGAGCAAGTAATAGGTGCGCTTTTCGTCGGGCTTGCCGTCATCATCGAAGATGCCGGCTTCCGCTGCGATCGCGGCCGCGCCCCAAAGATATTCCGTAGCCGACATAAAACGCCTCCGCTTTGCTACCGAAGGCGTCCACTAGACCCGCTGTTTGCGTGTTTTCTAAATCGGAATTTCCGGACGGAATGTTAGCTTCCAGGAGGGAGTAGCTTGAACCATGCCGCTGTCTTGGGAAACGCTTTAAGGATTTTGTAGAAGCTATTGCGGTGAACGCCGTACTGCTCGGCAACCGCGCGGATATCAGCCTTCGTCAATGCCCGGCGCTCTTTACTTCCCTTACGTCTGCGGCGCAGCGTTGCTTCGATCTTGGCCAAGAATTTTCTCAGCGCTTCCCGGCCGAGCGCGTCGCTCGGCTTCTCGGGTTTGCCCCGCTTACGCACAGTTTTACTGTCGAAGATATCGAGGACATCAGCAGCAAGCGACATCTCGGCAGGCGTTGCCGTACCCGCGCGCATTCGCTTTTTCAGCGAATGCCGGTTGCCACCTTGCGCGAGCAGCAACCTCTCGGCTTCATTCTTGAGCTTAGTCCAGGCGGCCTCGGAGTCATCCCCCTTCGCGACCCGGCGAGCGATTAGGCTCGGCGTGTCGAACAGCTTCGCCTTACGCGGCGGGATGTTTGGTCCTTCGACTGTTACTGTTTCACCGCGACGCGTGACGCGACGCGGCTTCGCCCAGAGGTTGGAATAGGCGCGCCGGAGCGCGGCTTCGAGAGCCGCCGGACGCTTAGCGAGCACTCGGGCTTGCCGCTGCCGCAGCTCCTCGTAGTCCTGGCGGAGCGCTGCAATCTTCGCCGCGGAAAGTTTGGCATCATCGGCCATGGCCGATGTTAGACCCAGTCGGAGCAATCCTAAATATGTAGGAGTTTGATGCGAGCCAGCAGATTAATCATCCGCTGGCCGAGACCCGAAATATGCTACGAGCATGTCGCACCGAGCCAAAGAGAGTAATCGGGAGCCGTTGAAAATACTGCAGAATTCGTCGTAGGAAAAAAGGCGAAAAAGAGGGAGGCCCAATTCAAGTTTCGACAAGTTTTTCATACAGTTAGCAGAAAAGGCGCACGCGAAATCATAGGACTGTAAATCCGCTGGCTAACGCCTTCGTAGGTTCGAGTCCTACCTCCCCCACCATAGTGAAATTTTGCCGTTGTTTTCATTAGCGTTTTCCCAAGGTGCGACACTCAAACCCTTTCAGCGGCCG